GATTTTAATTTCACCGTAAACGACACCGAGTATACTTACAAGCCTGGCGACGGAGCGGAACTATTCAATAAGCAGAAGGATGTAAATAATTTTGTAAAACCTTATTTAGATGCCGAAAGCGGAGTGATGAAAGACGCTGCAGGATACCATAGAGCATTATCTGTAGCTATGAATCCTGATAAGTTCGCACAGTTTTTCTATGAACAAGGCAAGGCAGATGCTATAGATGATGTTGCTAAAAAATCAAAGAACATCGATATGGTGCGCCAAGCTCCTCAGTCGTTTAATAAGAATGGTCTTAAGATCAGACAAGTTGGCGACACTACCAGTGGGAGAGGACTCAAAATTAAGAGTATAAAAAAAGTTTAAAAAAGATTTAAAATGGCTGTAAATGCAACACCAGGGTACGATCTCATTCCTTCAGCAGAACGAGTTGCCCTGCAAACAAACTACATTACCAACTTTAATTTCTTGAATCAGTATCTGCCTGATACTTATGAAAAGGAATTTGAGAGATACGGTAATAGATCTGTCTCATCATTCCTAAGAATGGTGGGCGCTGAAATGCCTTCTAACTCTGACATGATTAAGTGGGCAGAGCAAGGAAGACTACACATCAAATACACTCAATGTACGTCAGCTGGAATAGCAGGTGCTACAACAGGTGTATGGACTATCGCTGATAACCTTACTCCAACTCCTGCAGGAGGTACAACTACTGCGGGTAACGGTGGTATCGCTATGAGAATTGGTCAAACTGTTATGATCTCAGACAACACTGCAGGTTCTACATTGAGCAACAAAGGTGTTATTACTGCGGTTTCGGCTGCTGCTCCATGGACTATCACAGTAGCTTACTACGATGGTGGTGGACAAGCAATGGCTAACGCTGTACAATCTACAATCTGGATCTACGGGTCTGAGTTCCAAAAAGGAAGTACTGGAATGCTTCAGTCTTTAGAGTCTGACGACTACATCTTTGATAATTCACCAATTATCATTAAGGACACTTACAAAGTAAATGGTTCGGATATGGCTCAGATTGGTTGGATCGAGATTACTTCAGAAGATGGCGCAGACGGATACCTATGGTACCTAAAGTCTGAGCACGATACAAGACTTCGTTTCGAAGACTACTTAGAGACTGCAATGATTGAAGCTATGCCAGCTGAAGCTGGTTCAGGAGCTGCGGCTATTGCGTTAGGTGGTCAGCCTGGTAACAAAGGTTCTGAAGGTGTATTCTATGTAGTAGGTCAGAGAGGTAACGTATACGGAGGGGGTAACCCAACAGCATTAGCTGACTTCGATGCTGTTATCCAAAGACTGGACAAGCAAGGTTCTATTGAAGAGAATGTTCTTTTCGTTAACCGTCAGTTCTCTTTCGATATGGACGATATGTTAGCTGCTCAAAACTCTTACGGAGCGGGTGGTACTTCATACGGACTATTCGATAACGATGAGGATATGGCTCTTAACTTAGGGTTCACTGGCTTCCGCAGAGGTTACGACTTCTACAAGTCTGACTGGAAGTACCTTAACGATCCTACTATGAGAGGTGGTCTTACTGCTGGTGCAATCAACGGACTATTAGTTCCTGCTGGTTCTACTACAGTATACGATCAGATCTTAGGTAAGAACGCTAAGCGTCCATTCTTACACGTAAGATACAGAGCGTCAGAAACTGAAGACAGAAGATACAAGACTTGGATCACTGGTTCTGCTGGTGGAGCGAGAACTTCTGACTTAGACGCAATGCAAGTTAACTTCTTGAGTGAGAGATGTGTATGTACTTTAGGTGCAAACAACTTCTTCTTATTCCAGAGTGCTTAAGATAAAATGATGGAAATGGGGGAGGGTTAACCTCCTCCCCTATTTTTTTTAACTTGAATTAAATTTTATAAAATGAAAAAGAAAAAGGTATATACCGATAAGACATATCGTCTTACTCGTGAAGCAGCTCCTCTAACATTTATGCTGCCTTCGCACAACACACGTAGATTCCCCCTACTTTATTTTGATGAAGAGACTGGCTTAAACAGAGCTCTTCGTTATGCAAGAAACCAAAAGACTCCTTTCGAAGACGAGCAAGATGGCAATGCTATTTTAGAGCCCGTAATTTTTGAAGACGGAATGCTCCATGTAAGCAGAAACAACCAGGTGCTACAAGAGTTTTTGTATTACCACCCACAAAGAGGTATGGTCTTTGAAGAGGTCGATAAAGCTCGTGATGCAGCAGAAGATGTAGAAATCTTCGAGCGCGAATTAGAAGCGCAGATAATAGCTAAGGAGTTGTCTTTAGAAAAATTACTTTCTGTAAGCAGAGTGCTTATGGGTACGACAGCGAATACTGCCAGTACCGCAGAACTTAAGAGAGATATTTTACTCTTTGCTAAACAAGAGCCTGAATCATTTTTAGAAGTGGTTAACGATCCAGAGTTAGAGTACGAAGATGAAGTGCGCCAGTTCTTTGATGAGAAGCTTTTAGGCTTGAGGAATAAAAATAAGGATGTATACTTTAACATCCCTGGTAACAAAACCAAGATGCTCACCGTTCCTTTTGGAGAAGACCCTTACCATGTGGTAGGATCTTTCTTAAAATCGGATGATGGCATCGATATATACAAAGGACTTTCTAAGTTACTTAACAAATAAACATAAAAACCATGATAGATTTTATCGTAGAAAACTGGGCTGAATTGCTAATCGCAGTTGCAGCTCTGGCTAAAGTAGTAGTAAACCTTACTCCTACAGAAAAAGACAACCAGATATTCGCCAGGATAGATGGATTAATTAATTACTTTGTTCCAGATAGAAGGAAGAAGTAAATCAAACTTAAGAGAGGGCCACAGCGGCCCTCTTTTTTTTTACGTATCTTTGCACATATTAACTCATAACTTATTTTTTTATGGAAAAATTTCTTAGCATACCAGTGGTATCGGGGGGAGTAACAACAAATACTCTTGTCTCGGTTTCTGGTGTAAAAATTATTGAGCCTGAAGCAGGTACTCCAGCAACACTTACTGAAGTACACTATCAGTCAGGCAAGGAGATCACTATCACCCACGCGACTGTAGGTGCGGCTACGGCTACAAACTCAGGGACGCAATTTAGAAGATTTTTGGAACGCGAAATGACACGAGCTTTACAGCAAAGCTGGACTAATGTTGTGGAGGTTGTTAACCCAGAGTTCGAGGTATCTGAAATCGTAATCGCTTAATTTATATTATTATGGAAAAATTTCTTAGCATACCCGTTTTAGATGCACACGGCACAAACAGCCAAAACCAGTTGGTAGGGATTACTGGAATACTGGATATTACCCAAGAAACGTCAACTCGAGTGGACATTACTTTTGTAGGTAACAAGCAAGTAAGATTTACTTACCCAGTGGCTGATACAACACTTGCAGGAAAGCAAGGAGCGTATTCAGCGGAAGTACAAGATGCAGTAGTTGCAGCTTTAAACTCAGGTTGGACTCATGTAGTGCACCAATACAATCCTAAAGGCTTTATCGCTGGTACTCCAGTACCAGAGGAGTCAGGATCTGCCGCAAATACTAACCCACTCAGCGCTATTGGTTGGGTTTAAAATGATTTTAAAAATGGAAAAATTTATTAACTTCCCAGTTCTCAAGTTAGTTGGCACAGGTGCTGGTGACGCTCCAGGAGGAGTAAATCTTGTGGACGCCACAGCTACCTTTACACAATTTGTTAGACCTAACGCTATCGTGTGGGATAAAACCACAAATGCTGTAAATGGCGGGCAGATGTATATCGTTACAGCTGTAACGAGCGATACAGCATTAGCTTTAGAAGCTATAGGACCTACAGCCGCTCAAGGTACAGGGGTACCTGCAGCAGCAGTTTATGCAATCTACATGCCTGAATATACTAAGGCAAAAAATGGTTACGGTACGGCTGACGGTACAGCTGCTAACAAGCTTATCTTATCTACAGCTACGTTTATTTTAGACGGAGTAGAGGTAGGTGATGTGGTATTTGATATTACAGGAGGATCAAGCACTACTGTAACAGCTTTAGATTCAAATACGCAGCTTAGTGTAGCTGACGATATTTTCGTTGGAGGTGACAACTTCCTTATTATGAAGAAGAAAGCTGATACGTACAATAAGCTTGTGCGTGCTACAGGTTTACAGTTTATGGAAAACGCACGCCCTTCAACCAATACCAATAACAACACTATACAGATGTATTGGGATGAAGGCTTAACAGATACTATGAACCTGTTTTATGCATATTCAGACGATGGTGCTGTGGGTGCCTCTTCTGCAGCATTTGCTATGGTAGAAGCCGTTAAGGATGCCGTTGAAACTGCAGACCAAAACGAGTGGAGCGAGGTGGTCTATGACTTCCCAGGCGAAGCTAACGCTTCTTCTACAAGTCCTAATACTACAAACCTAACATGGTTGGGTAGTAAGGAATACTTTATTGTAGATATCACGACGTAAAAGTAAAACTATATAATAGAAAGGGCTCCAAAAAATGGGGCCCTTTTTTTTTGTGCTATCTTTGTAAAAATAATTTTACACTATGCCCGCGTCAATAAATTCGGTAAGAAATACAGTGTTGGCTATAGCTAACAAAAATAACTACGGATATATATCTCCCCAGGATTTCAACCTCTACGCTAAGCAAGCGCAGATGGATATGTTTGAGGATTACTTTTATCAGTATAATAGCTGGATAAATAGAGAGAACGCGAGATCTTCAGGGACGGGCTACGCCGACATTATAAAAAATATAGAAGAGGTAATAGACACGTTCTCTGTGCAGGAGTTCTTACCTCAACTGAACCCTGCAAACGTGCCTAACGTACCTTCTGGTTTATCGGGATCTTCAGTGTATGTTTTGCCAGATGATTATTATCTTATAAACAAACTGTATAGATACCCTACTCTTAGGATAGCGGGCGCTACAAGCAACAGTGTACCTAACAGCACTCTTCTTGTTGATACCACTCAGAACTTTTTTACAGCGGGAGTGCAGCCAGGAGACATCGTAGTAAACACGAGTGCTACGGGAAATGCTCCATACCCTGCTACTGGATCTCCCGGACTGCAAGGATTTGTAAGCTATATTTCTAATACAGCTGTGCCTGTAGGTTCTTCTATCGTTTGTTCAGCCGCTCTATTTTTAGATCCCGCAGGCGGAGGGCCAGGAGGAGAGGGGTATGCTATATATGACGCGAACAATATTGTAGAGGTAGAGAGGGTAAGCCAAAGGAAGATATTTAATCTTACGAGCAGCAACCTTACTCGCCCTACACCGCAATACCCGTGCTATGTGTTGGATGGTAATCTCATTTCTGTATACCCTACCACATGGAACGGTCTTAACGATCCTTACACTATTGGCCAGTTTATGGGTCCATGTGATGTTAAAGCTCAATACATCCGATACCCTCGGGATCCTAACTGGACTTGGATGACTCTCCAAGGCGGTGAACCTTTATTCGATCAGTCTCAAGTTGACTTCCAAGAGTTTGAGCTCCCGGCTTCTGATGAACCCGCATTGGTCGCTAAGATCTGTCAGTATGTAGGTATAGAAATTAGAGAGGCTGAGGTTATGGAATTTGGAAAGAGCGAAGAACTTATTGATACTCAGGAAACAAGCTAAAGATTATGGCGTATATAACAGATTACCAATACTACGAAAACAATCAAGTCTCTCCTACGGACGAGAACTGGGGGTCATATCAATATGTTTCTTTAGATGATATAGTTAACAATTTTATGTTAATGTATCAGGGAAATAATGAGCTTGTAAATAATATCAATAGGTATCAAGTTTTATTCTTTGCTAAAAGAGCAATACAAGAATTAAACTATGACGCTATGAAGGAAATAAAAATCCTTCAACTACAGGTATGCGATCAGCTACGCTTCGTTCTTCCTCCCGATTATGTTAATTGGGTTAGAATTTCTATGTATAAAGATGGGGTACTTATGCCTCTTACAGAGAATATCCAAACCAACTGGAGTGGCGCATATTTGCAAGACCATGAATGTCGTGTGTTATTCGACGCTTACGGAGCTGTCCTTAAACCCAATGATTCTAAATTAGATTTAGATAGATTAGACGGCACTAAAAAAAGTATCTACCTCAATAAGAACAGCCCATACAATAATTGTGAAGGATGGTGTATTGATGGTAGATGGTATTTCGACTACAACATTGGATCAAGATTTGGATTAAATACAGAGACAGCTAATAGCAACCCTACTTTCAGTATAAATAAAAGAGGTGGGGTTATTAATTTTAGCTCAGGAGTAGCAGGAGAAATGATCGTGTTAGAGTATGTTTCCGATGGAATGGAAAAAGGAAACGACTCTCAAGTGAGTATAAATAAATTATTTGAAGAATATATCTATGCAGCCATTAAGTATTCTCTGTTGAACAATAGATTGTCAGCGCAGGAATACATTATTAACAGAGCTCGTAAAGATAAATCTTCTCTTTTACGTAATGCTAAACTTAGATTGAGTAATATGCACCCTGGTAGACTCCTTATGAATATGAGGGGGCAGGCTAAATGGATAAAGTAATATGCTGCTACAGACAAATTTTATTGCTGGTAAGATGAACAAAAGCGTCGATGAACGCTTAGTTCCTGTGGGCGAATATGTGGATGCTTTAAATGTTCGTTTAGGTTCTACAGAAACAACGGAGATAGGAGCTGTAGAAAACTCTCGAGGCAATACTGTATTAACTCCTGTTATAGAATATTTAGGGGTAGAGCTATCTCCCGATGCGCGATGTATAGGAGCTTTCGAGGACGGTATCGCAGAAACTATCTATTGGTTTGTTAGCGATCCATCGAATACAGCTTCACCTTCAGGGAGGGTGGATATGATACTATCATTTAATACCAATACCAATACACTTACTTATCATGTCGTTAGTATTGAGGTATTAAACTTTAATCTCGAATATCTTATTACGGGAGTAGATAAAATCGAAGACCTTTTATATTTCACGGATAATATTAATCCTCCAAGATATATTAATGTTACAAGAAATTACCCTATTCCTCCTGGTGGATTGGATGATGGAATTGAAGAGGAAGATATTAGTGTAATAGTAAAGCCTCCAGGGTTTGAGGACCCAACCCCTGTCCTGGGGTATCGAGGTTTGTACGCTCCTGTTGTAGAGCTACTGCTTAGCGACGAAGATGAGGACTATATGGAGAAAAGGTTTATCCGTTTTGCATTTAGATACCGTTATCAAGATGGGGGGTATAGTGCAACTTCGTTATTTACCAATCCAGCTTTTGCTCCGAGAGATTTTGATTTTAGTGTACAGACCTTCAAGAATGAAGGGATGATTAATAAATTTAATAAAGCTAAAGTTTGGTTCTCTACAGGGTCGTCACGCGTAAAGGAGGTGCAGCTGTTGTATAAAGACACCAGTAGTAATAACATATTTATAATAAGCCGATTTAATAAAGCTGATTTAGGGTGGGCGGATAACGCTTTTAAATTTCAGATATTTTCCAATAGTAACATCCTTACCGTTTTGGGTTCCGATGAATTACTAAGGCTTTATGATAACGTACCTCTCACCGCTCAAGCCCAAACTATACAGGGCAACCGCTTGATGTATGGAAACTTCGTGGAGCAATATGACCTCACTTCTACGCCAGGGGGAGACCCAATAAATTTAACGTATGAAGTAAGCCCTCACTCAGAATTTTTAGACGGAGATGCATTTCCTCCACCCGAAGGGGCAGCAACGGCATATACTATAAACCCTGCCTCGATGGAGTTAATTCAGGATTCGGCTTTAACTTTCGATTTAAGCCAAATTCCAGGGGCTATATATGAAGGTACTACTTTCCGTTTTCACTTGGCTATACAATGGGTATATTCTAACCGTACAGGTCCTGATGTACAGCCGGTAACAACTATAATTCCCGATATTAATTTAACTTTAACTTTTGTAGCGCAGCAGGATTATCCTGATCCTAACGCTATGTTGAACTCTCAGGAGTTTAGTGATGCGGTAGGCAGTGGGATAACTAATTTCCAGCAGCTGCTGCCTTATACAGTTCCTCCTCCTCCAGCATATCCACCTACAGAAAACCCTGCTTCAGCTGGGGCTTCTTTAACGGATTCCTTTAACAACGCCCTTCCTTACGCATGGCCAGTTACTGGGGGTACGGCAACTCTATTACTTGTCAATACGTCGATTACAGGTCAATGTCCGGTACCTCCTGTGCCGGCAGGGACTTTCCCGCCTTTAACGCAGCCATGTCTTCAGCAACCGTTTTTACTTACTGTAACGGGTAGCACTTTTACACTTACGGTTCCTGCAGCACAATATTATTATGATAACAATGCGGGATCTCAAACTACGCAGTTTGAATATTTAGCTTTCGATGTAGGCGCATGTTACGGGGGGTGGCAGACTTCCCCTGTACCTTCAAGCTTACATAGCCATAGAGATTATGAGGTAGGGATAGTATATATGGATGAGTATGGGCGTGCTTCTACAGTACTTACGTGCCCTAATAATACCGTTTATTTCCCTGCAAATACCGTTATCCTGCAAAACAAAATCTTTGCACAGATTTTCAGCCCTGCACCATACTGGGCACACTGGTATAAATTCGTAGTTAAACCGAGCCAGGGAAAATATGAAACTATATGGAGTACTATGTGCCTCCAACAGACGGGATGTAATCCTGGTACTGCTCCTCACGGGGAATGTGGACCTACTCCTTTTGGTCCTGACCTGGAAAGCTTTTGGTTTAGACTCGAGGGAGATAGCCAAAATATCGTGGGTGTAGGAGATGTCCTTACCGTTAAGATCGATGCTAACGGTCCGGTAGGGGGATTCTTAACGTCAGAGGTTTTAGATAAAGAGTCTTTGTATTCAGGGCAAATAAATAGTACTAACCCTCCGGGAGTTTATATGAGGCTCAAGGCAAATGGGTGGAGTGGTATTCCAGTTGACGCTACACCTAATTTCAACAGTACCGTTACTGCAACTAATCACGACAGTTCTGGAGCTAACAGCTGCGATTATGACGAGTTAATTGATATGCCTGTCGCTACAGTGGGTCCAATCGTAAAAGCCAATGGTGATGTGCAGAATATACCTGAAGGTAGTACGGTAAGAGTTAAAGCCTTTAATAGGCGACTCGATGTTAAAAACGTAGCATGTCAAGAAAGACAGATTACGTGGGATAGCGGCAATGTATTAGTAGATCAGGATTATGACAATATCGCTACATGTTTAGAAGGGTTAGGATTTGTGGGGCTGTGCAGTACAGCCAACGCCACCCTTGTAGATCAAATGCATATTACTTATAATAATAATAATGGAACGGGATATTTCAATTATGGGTATAACGTCCCTGGGTCGTGTTTCAACTCGCAAATATATGTTACTCGTAGCGGTAATGAATTTTTTATAAACAATAAGTCCTTTATACCTACATGTTATCAAGGTCTGTGGACAAAGAAAGCTTCACACGCCACTCTGCAGGTAGTTATAAACTTCTCTTCTGGTACTTTCTGTTTCGAGACGGAGCCAGATAATGTAGACCCAAACATTTTCTACGATGCGTCTCAGATGATGCGATGTAGACCAACGCTCTTTCCTCCTTATTATAGAAGACACTATCCGCCAGAAACATGGAGCCCTACTTCGCAGTACTATGAGCTAAATGAAGGATCTGTAGTCCAAGGTAGTTTTGCAGCTAACAATCCTCAACCTATGGAGGGGTATTTAGAGTTCTTTGACTGTTACAGTTTTGGTAACGGGGTAGAGAGCTTTAGGATAGAAGACCGTATTGACGGAAAGTTTTTCCTTTTAGGAGAGCGTGTAATGGCTGAGTCTAATGCCGCCTATGCGCAGGTAGATAGATTTGCGGGGCTTACTTATAGCGGCGTATACCTTAGCGCAGCAGGGTCTAATAACCTCAATGAATTTAACTTAGGTTTAGTAAACTATAAAGATTTAGAAACGAGCTTTGGTCCTATAAAAAAATTACACTCCCGCGAAACAGATATCCTCGTTTTACAGGAAGACAGAATTTCTTATGTACTGGCAGATAAAAATATTATCACTGACTCTACAGGGGGAGGGGCAGTAACGTCGGTACCTGAAATATTAGGAACACAGATAGCTCGTTTAGAAGAGAATGGTATAAGCTTCAACCCTGAAAGTTTTGCGGCGTGGGGGGACAGCATGTTCTTCACCGACACGAAGCGTGGCGCCGTACTTCACCTTAAGGGCGGTAGTATGAAATCCGACAGTCTTACTGTTATTTCAGAACTCGGTATGCGCTCATGGTTTAGAGACCGCTTTAATGCACAGCTTACTACGCAGAAGTTAGGAGGTTTCGATCCTTATATGAATGAATATGTATTGGCTACCAACAACACATCTGTTCCTCTACCTTTAGTACAACTGCCGTGTGGACAGGAGATAAGTCAAAATCAAACTGATCAAACTCTTTCCTTTACAGTAAACTTCGGGGCGGTGATAGGCCAGGTAGATATACCTTATGTTATTTCTTCGGGAGGCATAACTATAGACGTCCTCTGGAACGGGGGTACGTATACCTCGGGGTTAGTAACTACGAATGGAACTCTTTCGTTTGCTAAAACCGCAGCTAATCCATCTACAGCGACAATTACTATTACCCCAGATACTTCTGTGGGGGT